GCACTGGTATTCTTTATGTAGGTTGGGATGAAAATTATATCGGCGGTACTCGAGGTCACCTTTATCAAGGTGAAATTATGATTACGCCTATTGAACCATCAACCTTTTTTATTGACCCACAAGCATTTGAATTAGAAGAAGCTTTGTACTGCGGTACATATACACGTACGACTGTAGACCATATTAAAGCAGATACAAGTATTGATGATAAAGGAAAAAAGAAGTTTTTAGAAAATCGTAAGAACAACGCTTATGCTTCTGAAGACCAAGCAACTCGAGGTGAAATTTACGCTCGTGACTATTCTTCTTATCAAGAAGATATTGTCGACCTTATTACCTTCTATCAAAAAGAAGCTAATGAAAATGGCGGTTTTTCTATCAACGTGACTTACATTGCTGATGGTATTATTCTAAAAGAAGTTAAAGGTATTAAGCCAAATATATTCCCGTTTGTTGTCTTACGGCAACACCAGACTCGTCAAGATTTCTGGGGAATTAGTGATTGCCAACTCATCTTACCAAACGTTAAGATGATTAACAAAGTTCAGTCAATTATTGGCACGATTGCAACCCTCTACCAAAACCCACAAAAGATTGTCTATGAAGGTGCGGGGATTGACCCACGTATCGTCTCTAAGTACGGAAATGCGTACGGGTTAGTCTATTTATCTAAACACCCAGACTTAGCTAACGTTATTCGTAACGTAGAAGTTTCTGAGATACCAGTGACTTTACTTAGTTATATTGAGTTCTTAAAACGAGATATTCAAGAGTTCACAGGTTTAACTGATATTGCTACGGGGCAGGGTTCTGGTTCCTTACAAACATCAACAGGTGTTCAAAGTTTAATCGAACGCTCGTTGGTTGGTAACCAAAGTGAATATGTAGCTTTTGAAAAGTTCTTAGAAAAACTTAGCTACTTAATGATTACCTTAGCGATTGAGTATTATACGGATGACCGTTTAATGCGTATGAAATCCGAAGACCCAAATGGTGATGCTGAATATGAATACATCCCATTTACTGCAGAATTTTTTAAAGAAATTGCTTGGGACTTTAATATTGATATTACGCAACGATTAAAACACACTGAGCAAAGTAACCAAGAAAAAATGCGGATGCTTGCCGAATGGCAGCTTCAATACGCTCCTGAGGTCTCCATTGTTACCCCTGAAGATATGATTAAAGCGTTTAATCCGCAAAATCGTGATGTTATACTTGCCCGCATTGAGCAAGAACGTCAACAAAAGTCGATGGAAAATGCTCAAACGATTGCACAACAAATTATGCAAGCGATGGAACAAATTCAACTTGAACAAATGCAGATGCAACAAGCTCAATCTGCTGCCCAACCACAACCTATGGAAGATGGCGGTATGGAAGCTGGTCAGCCATTAACTCCAGAAATGCAAATGGCACAGCAACGTGAAATTGACCCAATGCAAGTAATTACTCAAATAGTCTTCCAAGCCCTTAATCCGAAAAAACAAGGATTAGGCGACGTCCAGAAACGCCAACAAGGCGCTCCTGGCGGTGAGCCGCAAGGCGGCGGAGGTATGATGTAATGGAAGTAAAGATTGAATGTCCTATCTGCAAAAGTAAAGATTTTATTGATATTATCATCGGTATTGAACAAAAACCAACACATATGCTAAAATGCACAAAATGTTACAAAGAGTTCGACTACAAAGAACTTACCCCCACCTGCGAAGGTGATACCTGCAACGTAAAATAGTAAAGAAGTGCACTTCGGTGCACTTTTTTAGTAGTAAAATAATACTTTTTTTGCTATAACATAGATAGAAGATGTTGTGTGGAGTCCAATCCGCATAAATCAGTGTATGAACAACATATTTCTGCGTTGGTTTCGTCGTCCGACGTGTATCCTCAAGACGTAGAGGGAAGGAGCCACCAAATGGCAAATGACAGAGAGCAATTCGATGCAAATTCGTTTTTAGCAGATTTTGATAAAGAATTTGAAGTAAAAGAGACACCACAAACAGCAGTTCCTGAGATACAGGATACAAAACAAGCTACACCAGCTCCCGCTGACGTAGAAAAACAGGTCGAAGAGCCCAAAGAAGAGGCACTCCCTGAAGAACAACCAGCTGAAGAACCTGTGGAAGAACAAGTAGCCGAAGAACCAAATCAAGAAAATGTGGCACCAGTCAACGACCCTGACTTGCATAAACGTAATGAAGCATTTAAAAAACTCCGTGAAGAAAAGGAAAAGTTAGAGCAATCTGATAAATTCCTCTCTGAGTTAGCAAATCAATACGGTGTTAGTAAAGATGAGTTAATGAAGAAATTTAAAGATGACCGCCTTAAAAAAGAAGCGGAAAAACAAGGTATCCCGTTAGACCAATTCAAACGGATGCAATCTTTGGAGCAAGAAGTTCAAACTATTAAACAACGTTATCAACAAGAAACGTTCAACTATGAAGCAGAAAGATTAGTACAAAAGTACAATATCCCTGGTACTGAAGTTGAAACCATTTTTCAAAAAATCGGAGAGTTAGGTTTGGATGTCGTTGCTAACCCAAAGTTATTAGAAGTCGCTTATAAAGCCTTGAATTATGATGTAGCTTTGACTAAGGGTCGTCAAGCAGTGCTTGAAGAAACAAAGAAACGTCGTGAAACGACCGCCAGTCCTTCGTTAGGCACAAAAGGTGGCAACGTCGATACGTCCGCTGCCGACATGGACGCTGAAATCGACTCATTCTTAAAAGAAAAACTCGGTAAATAATCTATAGGAGATTTATAAAATGGCTACAACCCCATTACAAACCCAAGCACTTATCAATGCGACCAGTGCCGGTTTAAAACCAGATGCGTATTACGACAAATTATTGCTTAAAATGCTTCGTCAACTCAACTTTGAATTTGCAAAGTATGCTGTTGAAAAATCCTTGCCTCGTAACTATGGCGATACCATTAATTGGAGACGCTATATTAAGTTATCCCCAACCGCAGTCCCTTTAACTGAAGGTGTTACCCCAACTGGTAAAGAAATTGCAGGTTCGTCTATCACTGCTGTCATCGCTCAATATGGTGATGTCATGTACTTGTCCGACTTAGTCGAACTTGAACAATTAGACGATGTCAAACGTGAATATGCGGTTGAATTAGGCTATCTTGCAAAAGAAACGCTTGACTTAATCGTTCGTAACGTCCTTGTTGCTGAAGGTTCTGCCTTCTTCGCAGGTGGAAATGTTGCTTTAGGTACTCTTGCGGCTTTTGCCTCAGGTAGCAACGACGACCGTCCTAAAGTTGATGACTTCCGTAAAATCAGCATTGCAATGAAGAAAGCCTTCTTAGGTGGAAACCGCAAAGCTGGTGGTAAGTATGTTGCTTTAGTCTCGCCTGAAATTATGTTCGATTTATTTGATGACCAACGTATGCAAGACTATATGGACTTTGGTCAATCCAATGCTCCGTTTAATGATGGTATGACTGTTGAAATGTTCGGTATTCGTTTCGTTGAAGTGTTAAATGCTCCAACTGCTCAAAACGCTACAGTGACAGCACACGACTCTATTATTATCGGTGAAGAAGCCTATGCGATTACGAAGCTTGAAGGTGCTGGTTTATCAGTCATCACGAAAGGCTTAGGTTCAGCAGGTGTCGAAGACCCTCTCAATCAACGTCAATCTATGGGTTGGAAAATTAATGGTTTCGGTGCTCGTGTTCTTAATAACGAAGCTGTCGTTAACTATTGGGCAGTTCCTGCCAGTGCTTCATTAGCCGCTGTTGATTTATTAGAAAAAGAAGAAATTGTGTTAGTAACATTTAAGTTAGCAACCAGTGTGACAAACATCACGATTGGAGCAGTTAACCAAGTGGGTGGTTACAGTACTTTCAAAGCCTATAAAGGTGAAGACGGTGCTTCTGTCGTAGCTCGTGCTATTGAAGCCGGTATATTAAGCACATCAGCGACTTCTGGAGTAATTACTCCACACACCGACGGTGGAGCTCTCACCAGCTTAGCGGCTACTCAATTAACCGCAGCTGACGACTACTTCTTGAAGATTGTCTAATTAAGTTAAATAATTAAAGGGAGGGCAAAATATGCCTACTGAAAAAAATATTAATACTACTGCTAAACTTCGTGAAGGTCAAGTAACAAAACCAGAAGCTAAACTAAAAAAAGAATTAGAAACCGCTGCAAGAGCAGTCGGTTCTAAATTAGTCGAAATCTACATTCCTGAAGTGTACAAAGCAGCGTTTGGAAATCCAATGCAATTTAGTGTCAATGGTGTTCGTGTAGAACTTCCTATTGCAGAAAAGATTAAGGTTCCAGAAGCACACGCCTTGCACGCTCAACGGTTAATGAAAGCTGCTGTGTTAAATAAAACGCAAAAGCGTCCTTCTCCTGACGAAGTCTACAAAGATTAGTAGTTCCGCCCCCTCTTCGGAGGGGGTTTGGTTATGACCGAATAGAGGTAAATGACTCAAAGAGGTCACCATAGGAGACATAGATGAATATTTACGACTTAACACTATATGTCAACCAAGATGTCGATGATACATTTGAAGTAGAAGACATCGTAAGATGGTTTAACAAAGGTATTGCAAGTTATAACTTACTTTCGCCTATCACAACTTATCCAATGTCGTTTTTAAACGATGAAGAAGATGTTGGGGAACCTTGGGATGGAACAGGACAATATCCCGCTTATACAAGTACAGATTATCCTTTAGACGACACCTTTATGTTAGGTGTTATGTTACCATTTATATCAGCTTCTGTTAGAGGACAAGAGTCTTCTATTACTGAAAAACAAATTTTCTTACAAGAGTATATGATGAACGCTCGTTTATTTAAAAACGCAAGCAACGTTCCTTACGACTACTTAAGGATTAAGACAGCAAGAGATTTAGAAAAATATCAAATGGGCGAAAATGTTTATGTTTCAGATATGAGCATTTCACCCTGGGCAGGAGATTGGGGTCACAATACAACTACAATTCCTGAGTTTAAAGAAGCTATGGTTGCTGAATTTTATGCTGGTACAGGTCAAACAGGAATTACTATTACTAAATCAAGAGTAAACTTTCTTTCTGGTCAAACTTTAAGTGCAGTTGCTGGTCTTGCTGGTATTAGTGGTCACGATGGTAAGTTCTATACAGATACTACTGTTCTTTTTGAAACAAGTGGAGACAGTACACTAACAAGTTCTATTATTGTTTACTTGAAGGCGGATTAATTAATGCGTTATAACTATGACGTTAATAAATTAACACGTTATATTGACGTTCATAAGCAATTCCAAGGCGGTTTAAAAACCGTTGATACAGATGACGCTTTAAAGGATGTTTATTTGCGTGAAGCAGAAAATGTTTCATTAAGTGAATTTAACTTTGTTGAAAAGCGTTATGGTCTTCATCAACTTGGAGACCCATTAACACCTTGGGCAAGTTTAACAAGTGTTAGCTCAATCGTTCAAGGTTATTTTGAGTATTACGTTGATGAAAATACTATTCATAAGATTATTGCAATCGAAGGTCGTTTTTACGTTGACCAAGGTGCAGGTGCAGGTTTTCAAGTCGTTACTTTGTTTGATAGTGAAACAGGAGTTGCAGTTGATTTATCTTCTTTAGGTATTTACGTCAACCAAACTTTTACAAGTGCTACAAACTTTGCAAGTAGTAGTTCTTTTGGTACACAAGCG